ATTTTTCACCCAGTTATTTCTGCAAAAAAATCAGGTGAAGTTATCGGCCAGGCCGCTCAAGAGCAATCTATAAAACGTCGGTTTGGGAAGTAGCGCGACGAAGGACGTCGGAACGGCTGCCGGGAACATCATGCAAGTGGGGGCTTTTGGGGTTGGAACATACCAGGCTCCAAGGCCAAATGATGCAAACTCATCGTTTATCAGTGATGCTGACGGTAACACCAGTTGGGCTCCTGCCAATGGCTGTGGCTACCAAAGCTCTTATAACACTCAGCGCATAGCGCAAATGTGGGTTACCACTGGCGGAGCTGGCTATTGCCGATTTCTGTTAAACACGAATCCTCAAACTGCAAAAACAGATGCTCCGTGGACTGTATTTCAGTCAGCAGGAACATCGGACATTAACTTTAAGAAAGTGACCGGGGATCTGGATCTAAACGAATCGCTGTCAAACATCGAGGCAATGGATTTTAAGACCTTCTACTACCTTGCTGATGAAGAGAAAGCCATTCGGCGCGGCGTTATTGCTCAGGAGTTGGAAAAGATAGATCCGCAATATGTTCACTCGGCTGAGGAGTCGGGAAAAATGACACTCGACCTCAATCCTCTGGTGCTCGATGCGCTGGCGGCAATTAAAGCGCTGGCAATCCGCGTAAGCGCATTAGAGGGAGACGCTAAGCCTCCCGTTCCTGGCTCATTCGCTGGTTAAAAAGTGAATCTGCGGGCATATCTAGGCGAACATCGATCCAGCTGTTCGCCGGGACATCTATCAGCTCTCCTTTCGTTTTGATCATCTCTCCGTCATCGCTCAGCATGAATTTGCGCTTAAACAGTCGGATTATTAGCTCGCCATTGTCGGTTTGCTCTGCCTCAACCACCCCCAGCTCTCCCATGCCGCCCGGGTCCATTGGCGGCAGCAACTGCCAGCCTTCTGATGCCAGGCCTGTCGAACCGGCGAGCATGTAAACACCGACGTCGAGACGAAAAAGAGTGATTCCCTCCGCCTCAGAGTTCGCCGTTCCACAGCCACACCATGAGAAACCATCTTCCTCTATATCGGCGCGCTGGCACGCTTCCTGGCTCGCTACGATACGGGCAACAGGAGACGCTGCCTTTAGTGTGCCATCGCTGGACTTTGTGGTATTACCCGTGGTGTAAGCCTCCTGATATGACCAGGACGAGCCACCGTAATACGAAAACCACGTCCGCCGTAGAATGTAGGCCTGATGAATACGGGTTGGTCGGCTGCCCCGATTGACGACTATAGACGTAATGCCGGTATTTGCAGTCAACCCCAGTTGGGTCTGTCCGTCATTTTGATGGGAGGAGAAACAGGTCGGTGTAAATGCGTCCATAGCGTCCAACAGTGGGCCGTCTCCGTTGATAGTTCCAAGCCCAAATGCTCCCACTTGCATGATGTTCCCGGCAGTCGTTCCGACGTCCTTTGTCGCGCTACTTCCCAAACCGAGGTTTGTGCGAGCGTCTTCCACCTTCGTTGCCCCGGTCCCGCCGTCAGCGATTGCAAGCGCACCGTTGCTCCCTTTCTGCGCCAGTTTCCCGATGCCGGGGATGGTTACGGCGGTGCCGTTGATGGTTACAGTGATGCTCTGATTTGCCGATGTGGTGGCGAATGTCTCCCACGCACCGATATTCTCGTCATACTCTTTGATGAGCTGAGACATGGCCTGCGCCAGGCCATCGACCGAGATATTGTCAGATACCAGAATGCCGTACTTCTGGCCGCTCAGCGCCGGGGAAGCAGCTGGCGTAACCGTCATTGACGTGGCGCTGTTCACGGATGAGATCTGGAACAGCTGCACCGGGTTAGACATGACAATAATCGTCTGGCCAGCGCGAACCAGGCTGGCGGGTGCCGTCCAGTTCGTGCCGGTGCCGGTTGCTGTATTTCCGTTAATCGCGATAGTGCCAGTGTTATAAAGCATTTTGCGCTCCATGAATTTATCGATCGCTAGAAACGATCAATAAATGAATATTGATTCGTATAAACGATCTGAACAATGGGAGTTTATTTGTAAATATGGATATCCCACTAACCAATGGAATATATAGAATGAAAAAGAATTATTTATCGGTGTTACTTGGCGTGACTTTCTTGACTATATCTTCTGTATCTATTGCTTCTGAACAGGGGCAAAAATCAGATCCTGGTTATGGCAATGGCGGAACCGCGCAAAAGCGTCAGATTGATGCCTGCGTAAATGCAAATACGTCCAGTGTGACTTCTTACGACAATGGCTCTCATGTTAAGCCATGCGTAGGCGGCGCATCTTACAAGAGCCAAAAACTCCCGGACCAAAAATATAAAGCTCCTTTTAAATAAGCAAGCAAATAAGGCCCCTTCAGGGGCTTTATTTTTATGAGGAAGAAAACGAACCCGACCCTCGAGCTATCTGCAATACAGGTGAAAGAATATCTTTCCTTGAGGCATTTGTTCCTCCCGACATATCATTAACACTTATTGATGCGGTGACTACTTGCTTTGTAATTCCACTTTTCGCAAAAAATACCGGGACCGCAATAGCATTGGTGGTGTTTCTACTTGGACAAGTTACCCACTGATAATCTTTTGTTGTGCCGTCAATGGTCACAGATATCCGTGCAGTAGCATCGCCTGCTGAGACGCCATATATCATCACTACAGCCGACACTATTGCAGTCTTGGGTTTGCTTGTTCCGGTTGTATCCGTATAGGTCAGACTGGTAGTTACACCACCTGCCCCTAATTTGGATTTATCCACACCAACGCCAGCGTTAACCACATCCCCTACAAAGCTATCAGCCTCCACTGTGCCTTTGAACGAACCACTCGTTGCAGTTACCTTCCCGGTGAACTCACCGGTCGTGGCGTAAACCGTTCCTCTCACGGTTACGTTATTGAAAACGGCATAACCCGACTTGTTGATATGCCAGCCAACATTACCGGTTCCGTCCCATGTTGAGGACTGGATATAGTTACCGAGTTTAAGGTTGCCGATTGTCCCGTCACCGATGACCGTATCCCTGATAATGGTTTGGCCATTCTGGATAACGAACGGGAGCGTAACATTACCGCCTGCCTGGGTCATGACAGCAAAACGGTCAGCCAGGAAGATAACCTGCGACTGCATGCCGGATGGCGTATTCTCAACGCCGATCCCCATCCCCGCGGCGTAATACTGCCCGTTGCTGGAGACGCCAACCTTGATGTTATACATCGCGCTGAGGTCGCCGTTTACGTTCGCTATCGCCTGAGCGTTAGTTGTGATGGCTGAGGTATGCCCGTTCACCGTCGCCGCTATGCCGTTTATCTGCGTGGCCGTGGCCTGCTGGTAATCAGAGAACGTCTGATTCAGGCTATTGATGGATGCTTTGTTGCCGTTAACGTCCGTCTGCAGGCTCAGCAGCGAACGTGCCGTTGCCTCCTTCTCGTTAACGATTACCTCATCAATACGATCCAGCTGCGCGCTGTTACCGGCGACCGTTGCGGATAGCCTTTTACGTGTGGCCACCTGCGCCAGCCCGTTCTGGATAATGGCAATGGCTGAGTTCTTGACCCCGCCCGTCATGCCGTCCATAGACACACTGATGCTGTCGATTCGCTGGCCCAGCGCGGTATCAGCCGTCGCCACGGTCTGCTCAAGCTCCGAGAGAGAAGACGATACATCTCCGACCGTGCTGGAAAGCTCATTAACGCTGGTCTGAACCTTCCCGACGTCCTGGGCGTTTTTGGCGATGTCCTTCGCATGCTGCTCAAGTTCATCATTGGCCTGTTTGATGTCGTCAGCCATGCCAGCAATTTTTTCATTGCTGTCCACCGCGTTCTCGATTAGGTCCTTGAACGTTTCCGACTCTTTCATTTCCTCCAGAATGTCATTGGTTATTTCGCTGACATCTATCGAGGACGTGCCCATGACCCAGTCGGTCCAGTCCCCGGCGTTGCCGATACGGTCAATCAGGCGCGCGCGGTACCACTGGCGAACGCCGGCCGGCATGGGGCCATGCTGATAATCTGCAGCCGGGTACGGCACCAGGACCAGCAGTTCAGGATTGGCGTAGTCGGCAGTTGTGGCGCGCTGAATCTCTGTATAGGCCGTGTCGCCAGAGCCATCCGGAAATTTCCAGGTCAGGTCGATATGCCAGACCACATCCTCGGTCGCCAGGAAGTTGAGCGGAGTACCCGGTTTTCCCGTTTTACCGGAGAGATAAGTTGTTTCACCGTACCCCCATGGTGACGACGTATCCTGAGCATTCAGCGCCCGGACGCGCACGTCATAGCTGCCCGAATAAATGCCCTGAACCGAGAAACCCTGCGCGCTGGTAACCGGAACGTTTATCCAGTCCCCGTTGTCCTTACGCCACTGGGCAACGTACCGGATTGCGCCCTCTACCTTATCCCATGACACGTCCAGGCTTGCTACCGTCAGGCCCTGTGAAACATGATCGCTCTCAGTCACCACGATATTCTTCGGCACTGACAGGACGCTTATCGGCGTGACGGTGATCGGGGGCGACTCGACCCGAACGCCGTCATCGATGTAACGGTATTTGTTTGGATCGTGCTGAACGGCCGTAATAGTGAAGCCGCCTGTGCTGTCGTCGTTAGCCGCAATTGAAGTGACCCGGAAATACTGTATTGCGAGGTTATCACTGTCTATTGCCCAGACAGCACCCGCCACAGGTACCTGACTAAATGCGGTGGCCACCGTCACCGTTTTTTTATTTGCGCTCACCGCGCTGATTGTGCGCGTCTGGGCTTTTCCGTCAGGCAGGTTAACCACCAGCCGGTCTTTCGCCGCGTAGTCTATTTCTCGATCCAGCGTAATCTGGCGGCCGTTGACCGCCCTGATGCGTCCCCCGTTCTCCTTGCCGGAACGGAAAGGATCGGCGACACCGATAATTTCAGCAGGCAGCGGGATGTAGCCATCCAGCCCCACGCCAAATGATACGGTACCGTCTTTGGCATTGGAGAGTAGTACCCAGCGACCGCGCCGGTGCGCTTCACTTTGCGAGGTGCAGCCGATTGCGGTCAGGGACGTCTGCCGGACGTCATAACGCTCTACAAGCGCCGAATCGTAGACCCCCTCAACGGTATCGCTGTAATGGTTCTGCGGATCCGACCAGGACACCAGGCAGGAGCTGTAGCGATTCTTGTATGAGCCGCCCGCATAAGTAAACAGCCCATCGATAACGTTTGAGGCGTTATAAACCCAGTCAACATCGTCCTGCGGGACGTCTGCCTGGACATAAATCTGATCGTTGCCCCAGAACGTTATGCCACGAAATACCGCGGCGAGATCGTTAAGTACCTGCCAGGCGTCCTCCTGGCTCTGAATGAAAACGTTGCAGGTGAAACGCGGTTCGGTGCCACCGGCACCGTCGGAAACCATTTCGTCGCAATACTGGGCTATTGAGTACAGCGCCCACTTATCCACCATGGACGCATCCACGCGCGTGCCCATGCCGTAAATTTCATCCAGAACCAGATCGTAAAATATCCAGGCGGGGTTATTGGACCAGGCCATTTTGAAACCGCCGGACCATGAGCCAGAATAGGTTCGGGTTATCGGATCATAGTTATCCGGAACCTTTATCAGCTTGCCCTTTATCTTACAGGTCACCTTCGGTGCGCTGCCGTTGAACTGGCTGCTGTCCACTTCGACATACAGTAGCGCCGTCAGAGGATAACGAAGCTTGCTGTCGATGACTTCCGCATACGAAAACACCTTGAAGGCGTTAACCAGTTTCGAATTTGATCCGCTGGCATCAGCCGTAATACGCCTGACCCTGACAGACCAGCCGGACGTGGATTTTGGCAGATCGATACGGTGGTCACGCTGATATTCCGTCGTGGTCTTTCCGTCAAACTTGCCGTTTACAACCGTTTTCCAGGCGCCGCCGTCCGTTGATAAATCGATCGCATACTCGGTAACCGTGCCCACCATATCGCCGTTATCTTTATAGAGATACTGGACCGGAAGGCTGAGCTTGATGCGGATGGCATCCAGGGAAAGGTTGGTAAACTGGCGTGTCCAGGGCGCGGTGGTGGTGACAGTTGTGCCCACCGCCAGCTCGTTATCGACCTGGGGCATCCCGGCAATATAGGTCTGGTCCTGTGTGCCCTTGCGGAACTCCCATTTCACACCGCTGAAGTTGTACTCCCCGCTGTCGTTTGCCAGCGGCGTATCGTTGAGAAAAATGTTCTGTGCGGTCAGGTCGCCCTGTATTTCCCCCTCAGAAACGGCAATGAGCATTTTTAATTTTGCGACCGACAGCAGATCGTCAGGCTGCTCAACCGGAGTATGCGCGCTACCCCCGCCCCCTTTGGCACCCTGCAGGATGGTTTTTTGTTCAAGAAGCTGCATTTTTTCACCCATAAAAAAAGGTGCCGAAGCACCTTTAAGTTAATGGCCGCTGGCCTACTGCTGATCGCTCGAGTACATACCGGCGCTGACTATCGCTCCCCCTGCCTCGATCAGACCGTAAGCCAGGGGGACAGGATGCCCCATAGCGACGGTATTGACCGGCGCCCCGAAGGCATAGTTAGGCGTGTTATCCGTGCTTGAGGATTTACCCGCGCCGAAAGATGGCTGGGGCGTGAGCATCTGGACAACGCCGCCCAGCATCATTGATACCCCGACCCCGGTCAAAATTGACGTTGCGCTGATGGCTGTTGCACTCATCGCCGCCCCCCAGGCTGCCATACTCGCACCGGCGGTAAAGAATGCAGCGACCAGCGCAACGGCACCGACAACTATCTGCAGGACGCCCGAGTTTTTGGCCCCCTCATAAACGGGCACGATCCGGTATACGCTTCCACCGCGGGTCATATCGAACTCTTCCAGCCCGATATTGTTATCCCCGTTGAAAAAGGCGAAACGGATCCCCTTCATATGGGCTTCCGACATGTATTTTTTGAAGCCGGGAACCTGCGAACATACTGCCCTGAGCATTTCACGCAGATCGGCAACATCAAACTGAACGCGGACCCCGAATTTTTTAGCCATCTTACCGTCGAGAATAAGCGTTTTAAGCATTCATGTTGTCCTTATGCCTGACCACCCGGACCGCTCTGTCGCGATAATATTTCCCATACGGCGTACGCGAAGAAAGGTGCCCGAACAAATGATGAAGAATGATGTTGTCACCCAGATATACAGCGGCGTGATTGGTCACCGATGCCTGCACACTCATCATGATGATGTCCCCGGGCTGCATAGCACCGGCGTCAATCTCAACGAACCCCTCACGCTCCCAGTTGTCATCGTAGAGCCGCTCTTTGCCGCTCTCCCACCATTCGTAATGCACCGAATAGTTCCCGAGGCCAATACCATATTCACGCTGATAATATTCCCGTATCAGCGACCAGCAGTCCGCGTAACCCAGCAACCATTGCCGCCCGGCATAATCCCGGTCTTCACGCGGGGAAATCGTACAAAAATCACCGTCCGGCCAGGACATGATCCCCCACTCAATACCCGACCAGTCACACTGGATGCGGTCCAGCTCGGAGGGCACCAGCCGGACCACATCCGGATGGGAGTGAATGACCATAATGATTTCACCGAGCGCGCGGGCAGCAAGCTGGTCTTCCGGAGAGAGCGTGAATGTTTCCTCCGGTTTATCCGCGATGTTGCGACAGGGAATAAAGATTTGCTGCTGCCCTGACTGAACAATCAGGCCACAGGCTTCTTTGGGGTATTCACCAGCGACGTGCTGACGGATAGCATCCAGCAATTTTTCTCGCATTATCATTTCCCCTGCAGGTTGGCGGCCGGAAAGCCCCCGAATGGCAGCGGCGCGTCCGGACCGTGACGATCCTGACAGTCCTGACGGCGGCCGCCACAAACGTCTTTTGACGGGTCATCGGTCGGCATACCGTCTTTGGTAAAGTATTTCGTACCGTTGTAATCGCATCCGGTCCCGCTGCGGTACCAGCCCCGCATACACCAGGTGCAGACAGGCGTAATCTGCCGTGTCGGCAGCTGCAGGCTCTGAATATCGAAAGGAGAACACAGCTCGAAATCAACCTGTACCCGCGTCTCTGCGGTTTTAGCATTGACGTAAAAGAGCTGTACGCGCTCATCGGCAGGGCTGGCACCCGGATTACCGTTTTTCCAGTTGGCGGCGTCGAGATACTTCGAAAGCGTGGTATGGATTTTGACCTTAGCCCTGACCATATCGTCATATTCAAGACACAGCGCCGTGACATAGTTCCCGACGTTCCCGACTGAGAGCGTGGGCGTCGGCTGGGACCCGGTACTTGATAACTCCATACCCTTCAGTTCATAAGGATGAGGATCGTACTGGTTGCCCTGCCAGATTCTGGCGGGCAGGTTCTCAGCGGCGAAGGCTGCCCACCCCTCCTCCTGGATATTGTGCGCATGAAACCGCAGCACCTGATCCATACCGAATTCGGTGCCGTCGATCTCAATCAGCTGAATAACGCTGCCGGGCTCAAACTGTTGTATATCTCCGGTAAAACTCATATTACCCCCATAAAAAAAGCCGCCCGGAGGCAGCTTTCACTGTTTGTCGAGAAAATCAGGGCGCAAACGCCTGTTCAAAAGTGAAGGCCACCGTGGCTTTTTTCCCGGTAGGGAATGAAACGCTGAACGAATCGGCCTTCATTCTGAACAGCTTTTTTTCACCCCATGGCGTGGTCCACCAGAACGATTTAGTAACGTGAGACATCAGAAAAGCGCGCAGCGCAGCCGCCTCCTGTCTGGTGCCCGTCCAGTCCAGGTTCCACGTTTCCTGTTTGTCGTTGATCCCCATCCCCGCTATCTGTTTGTAGCCATCGCCGAACTGGGCCTGCAGCGTTCGAGCCGTTTCAGTGCCCTGCGCGGTTTTTCGCGTGCGCCAGGTAAATGTGTCTGTCACGGTGTCCTCCTCGAATAAAGCACGCCGCCTGCGGACATTTCTTTTTTCAGTCGCTCGGTGATTGTCTGCTGAACAATCGCCTGCAGCTGTTTCGCCGTCCCCGTGGCGTTCGCCTGATTTATGCTCCCGTCACTCCCCTGCTGGCTGATGTTCACAGGGGCATAAACACTGATCCCGCCCATGCCAGCCCCGGCTGCGTTCCCGCCGCCGACCAGACCACCCGAGGCATACCCGCGCATCAGGCGATATAGATTGGCCACGCCGATGCGACTGGTTGACTCTTTGGTGAAGACGAATTCCCCGCGGTGAACGATACCGGCTGGCTCGTACTTGCCGCCGTGCCCGGTAAAACCGCCCACGTCAAAACCCTGTGGCCGGTATGAAGGGACCGCGAATGACTGACCTGCAGAGGAGGCTTTCGCCCCGCCGCTCACCCAGCCCATTGCGCTCTGGATGGTGTAAGCCACCAGCAGCTGGTTGATAACAGACACAATCATTTTGAGGATTGAGCTGGTGAAGTCCCGGAAGCTCGCCTTCCCGGTTGTCGTCAGGCTGGTAAGCTGGCCCGCCAGCCCGCTGAACGTTGCCTGCGAAATCTGCTGAACTGAGCTGAAAACGTTTGTCGCTGAATCCTGATATTCGGCCCAGCCCTGTTTCGCACCGGCCAGCCAGTTAGCGCGCAGGGCATCTTCAGCCTCGAACGTCGCCCTTTGCTCTTCCAGAACCTTTTGCTGCGCCTGAGGGTTATATGAATAGCTCTCGCTGAGACGTTGCATGGTGGTTTGTCGCCCGGCCTCGCGGGTAGATAGCCCCTCAGACTGAGCCTGTAAACCCGCCCTGGCGGCTTTTTGCTGCTGCTCAAACTTCACGGCCTGGTCGGTCAGCTGGTTGAGCTTTTGATGCCTGGCAACCTTATCGCCCAGGTCGGCCAGCTGCCGCTTGTACTCGAGCGTTTCTTCCTTGTGCGCAAGCAGGGATTTTTCCTGCGCCGTAAGCTGACGACGACCAGCCGCCTCCTGCAGAACGGCGAACTGATTTTCAGTCTGCCAGAGATCCTGCCGCTGTTTGCTTATGACGTCGTTTACGCTGGTATGCTGCTCGAGTGTTTTAAGCTGGGCCTGAAGGGTGAGAAGTTCAGCCTGCGCTTTTTCTTCAGCTTTGTCCCCGGCTGGCGTTGAATAGCTTTTGCCTTTCGGCGTTTTGGGATCCTTCCACTGCTTTTCAATCCCGGCGCGTGCTGCCGCTATGTCCTTTTCAGTCCACAACGTGGCGATGCCGTCTTTCGCATCCTGGCGGTTTTTAGCAATAAGCTGATTGAGTTTTTTCTCCGCAAGGGCACGTTTTTCTGCCGCCGTCGCCCCGGATTCAACCATCTGATTAAATTGCTGCTGGGTCCGGACGGCCTGTGTCTGCTGTTCCGTCCGCATTTTTTCCCTGGCAGCTGCCAGCCCTTCCTGGGCATATTGCTTATCGGCAAGATCGTAAGCCTGCTTCTTAAGCTCTACCTGCTGGCGCGCGTTTCTCAGCCTTTCCGCATCTGCCTTTTGCAGAACGTTGTTACCGGCATAGTCCGGATCAACCTTGAGATTGCCGGACAAAGCACGGTACTCTTTCTCTGCTGCCTGCCATTCAGCAAAAGAGTCCTGGCGCTTCATCGCGGTGTCAGGATTACGCCCTATGCCCAGCATCGCATCCCACGCGCCTGAGGCCGCATTCTTCACCCAGTTCCAGGCTTTTTCGAGGGAGCCAAGATTTTCCTCAACCGCCCCGGCCCGCTGAATGACCGCATCAGAATAGGCACGCATGGCAAGCTCTGATGCTTTCTGCGTATCTCCCATCGCCTGAGCAGAGGCAATCTGTTCATACTGCGTGGCCGTCAGAAAATGCAGCGAATCGTTGAGCGTTGTGACTGCATTAACCGGATCATCCTTCAGGCGTTTAAACTGGTTGATGGTTTCGTCGACGGCCTGCCCGGTAGCCTGCTGCAGCCTGGCGGCAACATTGCTGACCATGCTGACGTCATTCCCGCTAAACGCACCACTTCCGACAACCTGCGCCAGCACACCTGCAGCAGCATGCTGTGTGATGCCATTACCTGCCAGCGAGCGCGCCAGTGCCTGTAGCTGTCCGGACGTTTTCCCGGCGTAATTCCCGGTCAGGATCAGCTGCCTGTTAAATTCCTCAGACTCTTTGCTGCCGTCATACCAGGCCTTACCCAGCCCGAATACCGCCGCGGCAATCCCACCAACCAAGCCGGCGATCCCCAGGCCGCGTAGCGACAGCAGCTGGTCTATCCATCCTGCCCGGTTCGCCAGCGTGATCCCGGAGCCGCGCAGCGCACCGAAGTTACCGCGCATGACCTCGCCGATAAGTACCCCCAGCTCCTGCCGGGCAGTAGCACTTTGCAGCCCCAGACCGTGCGTGGCCACTTTGGCAGCTTCAAGTTTACGGATATAGACCTCAGCCGCATCGCTTGCACCGACCTGCGCCGCCTTCATGCGCAGCAGCTCGGTACCGGAAAGCTTTTGCTCTGCAACCTGTTGCTTCAGCTGGCTGAGGAATCGCGTGCGCGCGGCGGCCGATTTTTCCTCCACGATCTGCAGTTCTTTTTGCCGGGCCGTGGTGCGGGAAATAAGGGCGAGATAATCCTGCTGGGTTATGTTGCCCTGTGCCCTCGCTGCGCGAAAGCGCGCCTGCACGTTCGCAAGCGACTGTGTCTCACCATTGAGCTGGCGAACGCCGTCAATCTGGCGGAAAAATGATGCCGCCAGTTCATCCTGTCGACGGGCAAGCGCTGCGGCCTGCCCGTCATTCTCACGCATGCGCTGATTAAGCTCGGTCACGCGGCGGTGAGTTTCATCAACGGACCTGGAAACGCTCTGCCAGTCTTTGGTCAGCCCTTCCGTTGCGGCCGACTGACGGGCTTTCATATCTGCGGCCGCCGCCGCGCCAGCGTCGCCCACACTCTTTAGTGCAGCGCTCTGACGGTCCGCAGCACGCTGCATTCGCGCCTGAACTTTATCAGACTCATCCGCCATTCCTGTCAGTTGCCCTTTGATTCGGGCGACCTGCTCGCTGAAAGTTGCGCGGTCAACATCCAGCTTAATAACCAGATCGCTAATCTGCTGGGCCATAACGGATACCTCCTGTGATCCCCTCAGCGGTGGTCATCAGCGTGTCATCATCCGGCTCGTCATCGCTGATGACGACATCCGAAGGAGAAAGCAGGCTGAAATGTGAGGGGGTAAGTTCCGGGTCGCGGAAGAAAAGAGTGGAGATGGAATAAAGCAGCTCTGAGAAATGCGCATCGAGCTGCGCGTCCTGAAAATAATGCTCCCGGTAGAACTGGTGCCAGTCGCCCAGCTCACTGGAAGTCATTCCAGCCAGCATGGCGCGCCAGTCGGGTCGCCCGAACTCGCGCGCCAGATTCAGGACAAACTTCAGCTCGCTGGCAAGGGCTTTTCCGCCGTAACGGGTTCTGCGCTTTCGGCCTCCACTGAGGCATCCGGATCGGCAGCGTTGTCATCCTCAACCGGAACGAGCATGCCGGATAGCAGCTTTATTTCCATTTCTGCCTTACCGATCGCCTCCGGCGGCCAGCCGCTAAGCACCTGCTGATAAAGCGTTTCCACATCCGTACCAGCCGGATCGTTATGCCACAAAGACATCGCAATCAAACGCGCACCGCAGCGAATATTTGAGCCAATCAGCCTGGCCGTCATTTCCTGATCGCTGATGCCCTCGCTGTCAGCACTGACGGCCCTTTCCTCTGCGGCCATAAACGTCAGGAACTCAATACGCTGAAGCGCCGACAGCTCGAAGATGATCAGTGATTCTTTTTGCCAGGTGAACTTCTCTTTTTTCAGAAACATGCGTCCTTCCTTACGCTGCTGTTACGGTGACTTTGCAGACCGCAACGAAATTACCGTCGCTGGTCATGACAATAATGTCAGCGGTGCCTGCCGCCACGCCGGTGACGGTGATCGCGTTGCCGCTAACGGTGACCGTTGCTTTTGCCCCGTCGGAGGTTGCCACGCGGAACGAGGTATCAGAGGCGCTGGCAGGATTAACCGTCACATTGAGCGTTGTGGTTGCACCGACGGCCACGCTTGCCGTGGCTTTATCGAGCGTGACGCCGGTGACGGGGATATTCGGGCTCCCGCTTTCTTCAGCCAGCTCCGGCTTGCCGGTGTTGGTGATTTTCGCTGTGCGGGTAATAACCTCTTTTGCCGGGATGGCTTTACCCAGGCTGCTGCACCAGCCGCGGAAAACGTCGACGGTACCGTTCGGGTATTTGATTTTGTAATAGCGTACTGAGCCATCAATAAACCATGCGACCAGGTCTTTTTGCCCTTCTTCACCCGGCTTCCAGGCGAGGGTGAAAGAGGTGTCGCCAGCAGATTTTGCCCCCTGAGCGGTCGCGTTCCAGTCGGCGTCCTCGTCGTCGAGGTAGGTGTCGTCATACGATTCGGCGGTCATTTCGCCCGGCGTGAGTTCTTTGATTTTCGCCAGGCGATTCCAGTCGATATCAGAGAGTGGGTTGGCGAAAGCGTTACCCGTTCCGGTGTACAGCCAGAGCGTGGTACCGGCACCTTTTACAGGAGCGAGTGGATTAGGTGTTGGCATGTTTTCCTCACATTTCGTAAGTGATTGAATATTTCATATCGGCGGAAGTCCACAACCCCATCGCATCATCGCGCTGATAATCGAAGCCTTGTGGAACCATGAGCGTTAACAGTGAATCGAGACCGGGTACGTCAGCGAGGGCAGGATAAATATGGCTTTCCATCCATTCATCCAGTTCGGAATCTGGTACCTGCGAGGACAGGAAGACCTCAATATGTAACGTTGCCGCCCACATATCGGCATCAAGTTCTTCTCCGGTATACTCCGCATCGGTCAGATAGACCGCAACGGCAGGAAAATCCTCCTCCTCAATGACAGCAGGACGCCCGTCAAAAAACATGACGTCGTTCCCGATTGCCTCTTCAAGCACATCAATAATTTTCTGGCGAATGAGAGTGTGTTTCATCGTGTCAGATGCAACCTCAGTTGTTGCCTGAGGGCATAGCCAAGTTGTTTTGGCATTTCCTCTTCAAGCATGCGTTTCTTTTCTGCTTCGAAAGCAGTTGTGAGGGGCGCGGACAATGGAATTTTGACCACGTCGATGGGATAACGACTTTTTCCTGCAATTCGCTTCATGACGTGCCAGCGGCCGTTCGCCAGGCGCTGGATAAAGGCGTCGCGAAAAACATAACGGCCAATTCTTAACACGCTACTTTTTCGAACCAGCGGGCCCTTTCGATTCGTCGCCCTGACCTGCGCGGCACCGAGTTTGATGGCGGGAAGATTGCCCCGGTTAACCTTAATTCGGGCCGCTGAGTGCCCTGACGCCGAGGCTTTGTTGATTCGCACCCTTTGTCGGACCAGCTTTACGGGGATCCCCGAAACGCGGTTATCACCGGCTACCGTTTCTTTCGCCACCCTTCGGACGGCAACCGAGACGCCATTAGCAGCAACTCGGTTCACAGCCCATGCGCTGGCATTGGGAACCATATTTCTGTCCAGGCTATCCAGGTTAGCGATCGCCTGCTCAAGACCTTTTATCGACATGAATGCTCCTTAACGACGCCGCGAACCGCCGGGAGATGATCCACTACCCAGCCAAACATGGCAGGACCCGCAATCATCCGGACCAACGCGATCAACCCAAAATTCACGCCCGTTAACCTTCAGCGTGTCCAGCCTTTCCAGCCCGCTAACATCCGATGTGTTCACAAACAACGTCGGCCTGGTTCCATCAATTCGGATCCCCACTTCGGCGTAACCAATGTTCTCTGGATCGTCAAAGACCCCCCGGAGCGTAACGCCGGATAAAGATCCTGAGGTTATCCTTGCCTCTGCGCCCATCACTCCACGTATAGTGGTATCCGCGCGCGCCATCGCTTCATCAAAAAGATTGTCGAAATCAGCCATTAGGCCCCCTGTCAGATTTCCCGGGCCAGCTCCCGAGATATCAGGTCGTTAGCCTCTTCATCAGTCACGCGGATAACGACACCGGGCTCGACAATAGACACAGACTCGTTACGCGTGGCGTGAAGCGCGTTTATGTGCAAGGTCACCAGCGTTTCAACCGCCACCAGCGCGCCGATCTCTGTTGATGCAGGATTTTCGGTAATCGAGCCAGAAGTGTTATCCGCGCCAGGCTGGCTCGACGTGCTGGTAAAAGCACTACTGGCCGCTTCCGCTCCCTCTTCTCCGTCTTCGTCGAGTTCCTCTTCGAGCTCAGAAATACGTAACGTAAGCTCCTGGATCGTGCCTGTGACGTTGACCTCACGATCAAGCTTTACGCCCAGCTCTTTCAGTCGGGCGATAAGGGTTTCTTTTTCTGTCATGGGAAATACTCCAGAAATGTGGCCCGAAAGGGCCACTTGGGAAAGTTATGCCAGCTTGACTGAAACGAACGCGTCAGGATCTGGCAGCAGCATCAGCGGAGCTGACTGAATCATGGTGAACTCACGTGCCGGGTCGCCCGTTTGCACCCAGTTTTTCGGGTAGCGCGTTGAAGCATTAATGCCTTCGCGCTGGGCATCTGCATCCAGAATGCAGCCATAGGTACGCAGGCCGCGCGCCTGGGTATTTCCCAGCACCATTGTCAGGTCTGGCAGAGCGTTCTTTTTGACGTCATTTTCAACAAGCTGGCCTGCGTAAACGACAATGGCCACATCTCCGTACATGCCCTTATAAGAAACGGCTTCACCCAGGTCTTTCAGAGCGGTTTCCAGTTCGGAGTTAGAGCCGCGACGTGTATCCAATTTTTCCTTCACCGCGTCGAAAGAGCGGAACAATGCCCAGCCCTTCGGATCGAACACAATAATGTTGATTGTGCCGCTGGCGTTGAGCGCGTACGCCTCAATATCATCGGTCGGGTCGTACGTTTTTTTGTCGCGAGAGGACCAGGCAGCTGCACCCGCCTGGATGATGTTGTTACCGGCACTGCGGCCCATATCGACTTCTACTGGCTCAAATGCTTCTCCGCTCATGGTGTATTTCCCATAGAGCACAGCTTCAATTGCTTGCTTCTCTTCCACCTGAGCAATCGCCAGCTCTTCATCTTTCATGTTTTGAAGGATGATGCGGCGGCGGCGATAGGCAGGGTCGGCCAGATTTTGTGGGTCTTCATCAGGCAGGCGGCGAAGAGTCATCAGCGGGTTAACTTCATGCTTAGGCTTCACATAGCCAGGCGTAAATTCCGACGTGCTGCCGCCGCGGGAACGGATCACTTTCCCGGAGACAATCGGCGACACGTAAAGAGCCATATTGACCAGGCCAGGAATTTGCGACAGGTAGACTTTTTCTGTACTGAAGGGATAAGTTTCGCGAAAGAAGATGCGCAGGAAGAGCGGATCGAACTTGAATTTCTTCTCATTGACCGCCAGAAGCTGGGCTGTTGTGTACACTGACATAGAATTTTCCCGTAAAAAAAGCCGCATATGCGGCTTTTATGAAGGTTGAGGGTGATTAAACGATGCTGATCGCAGTACCGGCGAACGCGTTACGCTTGATATTTTCGTCGGTAACGGCAGATGGCCAGAGCACATCTTCGATGCGGAACGAACCGGATTTATAAAATGCCAGTTCTGCACTGCTCTGGTCAGCAGTAACCGCCAGAATGCCGGTTGCTGCACCTGCATTCTCGCCGTCCCACACAGTTAGCTTGCCTGACGTAGCATCGAGCATGAGTGGGGTCATTGCCGGGGTGGATGCTGTCAGTTCGCCCGGTGCATACGCAGTGTGTGCCGGATCGCTGTTACCGAGCGGCTGGTGATGAGTAAATACTTCGGTAATTGCCATGTTAGCCTCTTATACGGGGGTGTTTAACAAATCGTCGCCGACTTCAGCAGAGACATTCCCTGCAGAAAGAGCGCCAGGTGCGGTTTCCATCAGACGATCCAGCGCCGTATCGGTACGCGCCTGGGCGCTTTGCGGCGCCGCAGCCAGAATGCGCTGCGCACTCTCGACCGTCATGCCCGGCGTTTCGGCCAGCGCGCGGGCCTGTGATTCGCGACCTTTTGCCTCTTCGCAGTTCAGAATACCCATGATGCGACCGTTCTCGGCGGCTACGGCTGCCGAAACCTGAGCGCTGAGGTCTGCCGGGGCCTTTAAAGCCGCGGTTGTTGTGTCAACGGTGGTGACCTGCTCAGTTGGTGCAGAAGTCTGTGTAGCTGTCTGGTCAGTTGGCTGATTGGTCGCTGCAGTTGCAGAAGGTGATGGCATAGTTCCTCCAGTGGTTGTTTTTTTGCGTCTGTCGAGTGCTTCACGCATCAAGCCGAGCGCATCGGTATTGTTAACAAGTTCATCCGCCAGACCGTTATCCACGGACTCCTGGCCTGAGAAGACAGCCGCTTCGGTGTCCAGTACGGCCTGCACTGACATGCCGGTATAAGCGGAAACCTTTTCGGCAAACATCTGACGAGTGGCATCGATACGCGTCTGAAAATCCGCGCGCACGTCCTTCGGTAGTTTTTCGTAAGGATTGCCGTCGACTTTGTGATCGCCGCTGTAAATCAGCGTGACCTCAACGCCGTTAGTTTTCAGTGCAGCGCCATAATTACTGTGCGCCATCATGACGCCGATAGAACCTGTTCTGGCCGTTTGCGTGACAAGCCGTCGTGATGCAGAACTGGCAATAAGCTGCCCTGCGCTGCAGTTCATATCGTTCGCCAGCGCCCAGACTGGCTTGATATCCCGCATCCGGGCAATAATATCGGCACAGTCAAAAGCCCCGGACACCATCCCGCCCGGCGTGTCCATATCCAGCAGGATACCGTCCACGCCGGGATCGCTGATTGCCTGCTGCAGGCGGGCAATGATCCCGTTATAGCCCGTCATACCGGAATAAGGCTGCAGTGACCGGGTTTTGCTGACCAGCGTGCCGGAAACGGGAAGCACCGCGATCCCGTTTGTTACCTGATAGCTCCGCGCTGGCCGGGGCCCCATTTCCTCATCATCGCCAAACAGCGCCAGCGGCTCTGCAATTTGTTCTGCACCGAGCGTGACGCCAGAAGCGGGATCCGTCAGACGGGTGATACCCAGCTGGCCTGCCAGCGCGCAAAAGAAAACCCGCGCGTAGGCGGGTTCAAGCATCAGCGGCTCATTGAAGGCCATGCTGGCAATGTGCGGGAGATTACGCAGCTCTGGCGTCATCTTTATCCTCCTCGTTTGATTTTTTCAGCCCTGCGTCGAAAGCAGCAGCCGCCCATGCCGGAGGTTTAAGTCCCGCCTGGCGGCGCTCCATAGTTTCACGTACCTGCTGAGAAAATATTTCCTGATAGTCATCTCCGCGTTTGGCACACTCCTTCTCATATGTGCTGAGACCGGCCTCGATCAGCATTACGGCCTCCTGCACCTCCTTCAGCCCATCAATAGCCATGCGCCCCGAGCCAATCCAGTTGGCGTTACCCCATGCGGTTCTCGCCTCCTGGAAGCTAAACCTGGCTTTGGACGGGAGCGTGACAACCCGGCGCGCAATCGCCTCTTCGAGCCAGCAGACGAACATCTGACAGGCCTGCCGGGCCGCGACAAACTTCCGACGCCCCATAAAGAACGCCCAGGATTCATTGGCGCTGGCACGCGCTGTCGAATAGCTCATCTGAGAGTAGTTGCGGGAAAGTTGCTCATACGACACACCAAGACCAGCCGAGATATAGCGCAGAAGGGATTGTTCAAAGGTGGAATAACCGTTATCGGTATCCTGCGCTGACTGAAGGTTCAGTGAATCGCCCGGCAAAAGATGAGGCACTTTCGCGCCACCGAGGCGAACCGGCGCCGCAGCATAATAAGATGCCATTTCGCCAAGCCAGCCCGTCAACTTATTTTGCTGCTTGCTATCCGCACCGAGGATAAAGTCCATCGCCGTATCGGTATCAAGCTCACTTTCGATGGTGGCCGCATACATGGCCTTCACTATCGCGCTCTGGAGCTGGGTATTTTGCAGGGTGTCGAGCATTTTCATCTGCTCCATCACGCTGTAAAACACGTTTGCGCCGCGGGTCTGTCCATCCTCAAGCGGTTCAAAAATATGGATGAATGATGGCCTTCCGCCCGGCAGTTCCCGTGGTATATAGGTCCATTTTTGCGACATCCAGCCAGGATAGCTGTCTTCGCTGACGTAGTACCCCAGCGCTGCGCCGCTATCACTGATTTTGACGCCCGCGCGACAGTTACGCGTGTCACCTGTATTACCGGGATTACTCACGCGTTTTGGACTAACCATTTTAAATTGCGTGCGAAAAAGTCGCGATGAATCACTGTCCCAGGTGGGCTGTACGCACAGCTCGCCGTTAAAAGCGTGCGTCGCGACACCTTCGCGGATCATCATGGTAAAGGTTCGCTTGCGCTCGGCATCAATCCCGCAAAAGTCATCCTCCGCATATTCATACCAGGCGGCCTCCACCTCCCTGGCAAACGCTCGGCTTTCCTCTTCTTTAATGCCGAGATATCGCCAGCTCGGGCAGTAACTCAGTCTGAAAAAAGACCCGACGATGTGATCCTGGTGCAACTGCACGGCGTTTGCCGCATAACCATTGTTTCGGACCAGATCATCAGCACGGGCATTCCCCCGTGAGAAGTTCGGCAGAAGTGCGGCGTCGGCACTTTCACTCTGAGGATTCCAGGCATTTAGCTGTCCACCGAATCCGCCGCCACCGGCGTGATAGCCTGCATATTCCCTCAGGGAGGTTTTCCCGTCAGGGCCAACTAAAGAAGGAATTTTCATGCGTAGAACCTTGCCGGCCCGCGGCGTCGTGAAGTGGTACCGACCTGTGACTCAAGATCGGCGATGTACTTTTTCAGATCGCTGACTGAGGTCGCCGTAAATTCCACCTTTCGACCGTCTTTCTGTACCGTCGCAACCCGTTTCCCCATCATCAGGTCATGTAACGCTGCGCGCGCGGCATCCAGTTCAGCCTGTGTTGCCATTATTCATCTCCCGCTAATGCCCTGGCATAATCAGCCAGAGATTTGTTATTTTTACGGCCAGTGTCTTCTTCCAGTAAGCTGGCCAGAAGAGAATCCAGATCCAGCTGCCAGCGGGAGATACTTATCCGCAGAGCTGCAAGCGCGTAGACAAAACAGTCAAGCGCCTCATTTCGTCGTTTTTTACTGTCCCAGACGATTTTTTTCTTCCCGTCTACCCACTTCTCAACCTGCTCTTCAGCCGTAAGCTGCTGAGCCTCAGCTAAATCATATATTTCAGGGTTATTAGGGAAGTGAACCGCACCCGCCAGCGGCTCGTCGCCTTCTGCCACCAGCGTGAAACGGTTATAAATCTGCTCTTTCGCGGTGTCTGTTCCTACCTCAGTGAGATAAACGCCATTCTTGTTACGCTTGCGAGGCATATTCGCCACGGGCTTGCCGTAAACAGATGCGCCTTTAACAGGAATGACACGAAACAGACCATGCTTTTTCGAGCGGTTATAAACAATCGTTGGGTCTATGCCGCCGATATCCCAGCAGATGCGGGAAATAAGCATCTCAACGCAGTTAGGCCTCGGATAGGTTTTGTTGATCGCCTCGTCCAGCCTGAGAAGCGTGGATTCATCATCATGGCGACCCATAATGATAATTTTGTCGATAAGCCAGCTTTCCTCGCCAGGCCCCCAGCCCCAGACACGCATTTCGTAACGGTCAAGCTGGGAGTCAATACCGGCAGTAAGGTAGGCCACGCGCTCCGGCACCCTGGCCCCGAAGTGCTCAATACGTTCGGCCATCACCTCAGCATCAGGACGCTCACCAATTTTAGGCTCCCACGTTTCACCAAGCGTTGTGTTGACGAACGTCTTACGTTTCCCCGTGTCGCCTTTTGTCTTGATCCAGTCCTTGACGATTTGCACCCATGTTGTGAAGGGGCTATAGGCCGTCCAGACGTGAAAGGTAACGCTGTCAGGCGGATCAATTTCGGTACCCGATGATGAAAACCAGCAAAGGCCGTCGCGCGTCCAGATCCCGGTTTCATCACAGATGTACCTCGCCTGCGAAAAATCGAGCTCCTGCTGTTTAATTACGCAGGCATTGTGCTCACACAGGTATATAACGCTGGCAGGATCCCCCGGCGTCCACTTGAATCCGAATGGCGTCTCTTTATCGCCGAATTTAAGGTACTGCTCTTCCCCACAGTGTGGGCAGGGAACATAGAAGCGTAAGAAATGCTCCGACTCTTTGGCGGCACGTTCAATCTGGCACGTTCCTTTAATTTTGGGTGTGGATCCTCGTATGGATTTAGGCCAGACCGACCCTTCAATACGTTTATCACCCAGAAACGTTGGAGAGCCCTCTTTCTCGATATCCTCGTCAAATGCCGCCAGCTCGTCATAACCCGCCACATCAACCGATTTTTCACGGTAGTTTTTTGCAGCTTTACCACCGAGGCACCAGAAACCGCGCCCATTCGAGAAACGTTTCATGCTCAACGTGTTGTCCCGGTGTTTTTTACCGTACCAGGGTGCCAGCGCCAATAGCGTGGGGATATCCCTGATTGTCGGTTCGACATGGGACTTCATGAAGTTCTCTGCATCACCGTCGGTAGGTAACCAGATAAGTGAGTTACGTTGTTTATGCTGGATGAAATACGCATACACCCCGAGCAGCATTTTTGAATAGCCTACACGGGCAGACTTAACGACATTAACCTCACGGATATAATCATTACCCATCGCATTCATTATCGCACGCTGAAACGGCAGCGTTTCCCAGCGCCCTTCCTGATAAGCAGACTCTTTCGGGAGGTAATAATTTTCGTCTGCCCACTCTACCGCCGTTTGCGGCTCTGGCCGGTACAGCGAACGGAGCCCCGAGCGCGCGGAGTGCTGTAGCCCCTTAACCTGACTGTTCGATATATTCACTCAGCAACCCCGGTATCATTTCATCCAGCGCAGCTGCTTTGTTCATGGCTTTTATGATGTCCTTCTTGAGGAAATCAATATGTCGATTTTCCAGTTCCGGAAAGCGCCGCTGAACCGACAGAGGTATTCCATCAAGGATACTGGCAATTTCTCCGGCTATCCGCGACAGCACGAACGTGCAGAATGCGGTCTCCACCACCTCAGCGGACTCTTTTGCATTTTTTAGTTCCTGAGCATCAGCCTGGGCTCGGGTAAGCCGATGGCGCTCATAATCAATCGTGCCAGGCTGGAGGTCTGATTCTGAATCAACTCTCAGCTGTTCAACCTCTTTGCGCAGTTTTTCGTTTTCTATCGCTGCGTCCCTGGCGGAATACCATTCAATTGCGGCGGCAGAGTCATAAAGCACTTCATTCCCTTTACCGCCACCTCGCACAACTGGCATTCCCTGATCCTGCCAGTTCTGGATCGTGCGGATGCTGACACCAAAAATCTCTGAAAGGCGTTTTTTATTGACCTCCATGACGAACTCCAGGCGAAAAACAGGGTAAGGAAACCATGCCGGGTAAAATGACTACTACCAGGCTTTAACACTTCCTTTCTTTTTGTTGGTTATACCCAGAAAATACAATGACTTATAAAGAAGAAGAACGGAAACGGCAAAATCCTGAAAATTTTTATAAATAGCGAGAACCTGCGAGGTCGCCGCCCCGTAACATATCAGATCGCCGGAAAGGACCCGTAAATGATAACAAATATCATTTACATAATGTGATTAGCTGCTAGCCTATTTTCAAAATAGGTCAGCAGGGTATGGGTTCGCGTATCCGGCACATAAAAAAGCCCAATTGAAAAGGTGTCTTAAGTATTGTTAACCGCGTAACTTTTGAAAATGATTATAACCAAAATTAACAATTGCAACTCTCCACATATCCATTTGAAAAAGCCTCCCTACATACATAAGGAAGTTTGCTTTCCTCATAAAACCTTATAGGAACGCAATTTAAAAGCGTCCCACATTAAAAAATGAACTTCCAATACATGGAGATATTATTTTTTTAAATTTGAGGGTCAATTTTCAACCTATTCCTTATATGTAGTGATAACTTTAGTACGCTTTTATAAAATGAATCTCGTATCAGAGTGTGGGTTATATTCCTTTGTTGCAATAACAATAAAAACTCTTCAGATGGGTATGGATCGACAATTATTAATTCAGGTGCTGAATCAAGTATCACATCCCATATGTGATTATCATGCTCAATGTATTTAACCCCAACAATTATTAACGTTCTAGTATTTGAGATAACGCCTGTATAATCCTTCCTCTTTGACTCAAGGTATTTTGGATTAATAACTACACGTTTTTCTTTATTATACATACACATTATCGGACTGAGATCCGAATTTTGGCGTGAATCACACCACTTTATGATTTCTTCATGGCTATTTAATGAACGTATCTGATTGGTTTCAATAAATGCACCACAACCAATAGATACATTACCCTCAAAGATAACATTAGGTGCTAATACTGGCACAAAATTAGCAGAGCCATGAACTTTCAAAACACTATAACTTTTCTCATTGGAATCTATACCATATGAAACTTTTTGAGCGCCAGACATAAGCATAGCATGCTCAATAAGTAAATCATAATTCAGTGTGATGATATTAACATGCTTCGCATACTCTCTCAGAGAACGAAATAGTCTTACATAAGCATTTTCATTGCTCGGTTTAAATGAGGATAAGTATTTTGCTATTTCCTTTTGAAGGGGGTTAATGACTCTACTGTCATTAGGTATGCTCAACATACCTTTTTCGAATCCGTGTAGTCTAAACTCCTGCTTTATATCATCCGGCAATTCAGCAAACGCGCCACCCAGTTCCACAAGTTTATCAAATAAATAATTTCCTAAAGGAGGAACAGGCTTATGTAACTCCGCACCAAAACTGGCACCGGCGCCAAATAGTAACGATATCATTTTCTCATCCCCTTTTGACTTTGAAGATATCATTTTCTCACATTCATCATTGAACTTGCTTGCAAAATATAAGAGATCTTCTCGGTGAATAGATCTCTAGTCATGGCACGTTAACTGTCAATGACTGAGTATATTAGCAGGAAATCCATTAAGAGGAGAGAAAACATCAGAACGTAATGAGCTGTAACCTATTGAAGGCACTGCTGTCCTATGTAATTCTGCAGATAGTCTACCTGTTTGGTCACTGTTTCGATTCGTTCTCTGAGGGTGAAATAATCCCGTTCAGCGGTGTCAGTAAGTCGGGGGCCGGAAGCATCGCCCACGCCGCCGGTGCTGGTCGTTCCGTTCGCGGGGCATCTGGCGTTGACGTGCAGCCCACACTTGCCATCGCGAACACAACGCTGCATATCATCAAGCTGCTTTTTCGCATCGGACAATTCCTTCGTGTATTTGGCATCCAGTGCAGCGACATCACGCTGGCGGGTCTGCATGTCTTTGATGGTGGCATTCGCCAGGCTGAGATTCTCAGTGACTTTATCGCGCTGGTCTTTGTAGGTGAGGGCGTTATCGCGGTAGTGGTTAATCGCCCAAGCCATAGAAACCAGCAGGCAGATAACGAAAGCGCAGATAATTGCGGTTAATCGGCTCACTGATCTATCCTCCAACATGCCAGCGCGCTTTCCTGGTCGCGACGCTCAACCTGACCGTAACAACCGTTCTTCTGGCCCTTGGTCAGGCGACAATCCCGACCTCCGTCCTTAATCCACCAGCGAATTGCTTCGCATGCCCCTTTACGGTCACCTGCATTGATGCGCCTGTAAAAGGTCGAAGGGAAGCATTTACCGGGACCAATGTTGTACGGGCAGAAGGATGCGATACCCACCTTCTGCGGCTCTGTTAGAGGCACTTTGATATTGCGATCAACCCAGGCTAATGCCTTATCGCGTTCAATAGCGTTAACCTTCCGGCATTGTTCCTCAGTGGCCGTCATGCCTTTAACAACACGTCTGCCATCAATAACGGTAACGCCATGACATAAAGACCAAACCCCACCCGGATCAACAACGGCCACCAGCGCATTGCCTTCTTTCTCGCTGATGAATTGGTCGAAAATGAGTGGAGCAGATGCACCTGACGCGATTAGCGCCAGCACTGCTGCGCTGAGCTTTGCTTTGTTCGACATCATTCACCCCGCGCAGCTTTGCGGCGATCCGCTTTGATTTGGAAATAGAGATTGGTCAGAAAGGTGAGCAAGCCGAACAGTAAACTACCGATCACACCTATAGCGGCCCACTGTTCGGGGGAATAGCCGTCAAGAAGTCTTCTAAACCAGTAAATGGCACTACCTCCCGATGCGCCGTAGGAAATGCCAGTAGTTATTTTGTCCATTCGATACATACTCTCACCTCGCTATGAGCGAGTGCGTTTAAAGCCAATAAAAAAGGCCCTTAACGGACCTTTCGACGGAGTAATTTTTTTAGGAAGGAGAAGATGCTGGGTTTCGGTTTTTTTCGGTGGGACTCGGATGCTTCTACAAAGAGTCGTGCTTCTTCGTCGCTGTAACCAGCGTCAGTCCATATTTTAATTAGTTTTTTTCTATGTGATCTGTCAGATATTTTTTCAAGGATCAGAAATAAAGGAGGGACTACCAATTTCATCATCGCTATAACGAATACAATCGTCGTCATAGCTCTGTAATGCTCGAAAACACCAGTTACATATCCAGAGATCCATTCAAGCATGCTGTGACCTTCTAGCAAAAAGAAGGATTTTCTCACACGCACGTTGATTCCGGCAAAGCCAACGATGTAATTAATCGAAACGACGATATGACAGGGGTATTGATGCAATGCACCTCGCGAATACCCCTGTCGTATCGCCGTAAAGCAAAAACCCCGATTAGCGGGGCTCTCGTTATGTTCAAATTGTCGCTTATGTTCGCTGCCATCGCGGCGCAGCTCTGCCAAGCATGAATGAATTATCTAAATTCCTGGCTCGTTTTCAATGCTTAAATCGAAATTAAGCACGAAAAGCTAAATAACAATAATTCAGTTCTGATCAGCCAGAAGTTTCCGCGTAGATAAAAAGACCTTAGCCCTAAAAATCTCCAGGCACCAGCGTACACGTTTCCGGGCCTCCCAATCCGTTAGCCACGGTGCGATCAACTGTAACTCCCGCGTAATGTCTGAGATTTTTTTGCGTGTGGTGTAATACTGCAGACCGACGATATAAACCGGGTCATTTACATCAAGCGCCTGCAGCACTGACTGCTCGACAAAATCAACGTCATCATCGTGCATAGCTTCATCAATAATGCTGGTGGCTGGCTGTGGCCACAAAATGGCGTGAGCACGATTTAACGCCTGCGGCCCTCTGAATCCCTCTGCTCGAGCTTGTTCCAGTGCAGCTGTAAAGCGAGACAATGCCTTATCCGACCATCGCCCGCCCTTAAGAACATCCCAGCATGCATGAGCGCGAGGCAATCGTGGGGCTGTTCCACCGCTTACCCCCTCGCCCCATGTTGTCAGCAATGATTTAATCCATGCCGACTGAATACCTGTAAGAAGCATGCTTTTACCCAGCCAGCTTTTACGCGGCGCACTCGCTGCTTTACCCAGCGCTTCAATATGATTACGGCGTTGACGTGGTGTCATCCTGTTCGCTCCTTACGCCAGAACGCCGAGCGCGTAGGCCCGGTCCAGCACTCTAATGATCATTTCCAGCTGCGAGCCATATTTGCGCTCGAATGCCAGGCGGTCGTTATGAAGTTCGGTATGATGTTTTCGGCAAAGTGGAATGGAGAAGATGTCATGCGCTTTTGTTGCCATGCCACCCTGCCCCCATCCGATTAAATGATGCGGGTCGTCTGATTGCTGCTGGCAGCATTCACAGGGCAGTGTTTTGACCCAATTCAGATAATTGCGACTTTCCCAGCGCAGACGCTTTGGTCGACGCATGAAAGACTGAGGCGGTGCCGAATCCACCATCACGCCCACCAGCGGTTCTGCAAGAGCATCAGGCAGGTCAACCGCTGAAACTAAATCCCCAAGGATGCTGGTGGCCGGTAATGAAGGCGTTATATCGCTTTCGCGACCAATCTTGCTTTCTTGAGGTAAACGAAGCGCTTCACGAACGCATGATTCTGGAAGTGCATCCGTAACTCTTTTACGAACTGCCCACCAGCAGAGCTCTGCAAGTGAAATCTCGCGGCTTTTGTCCAGGCAGAGATAAATGCGGACAGAATCCAATACATAGTCCACCACGTTTTTAAGGGCCAGATCTGCCAGCCCCTCGGTATGTTGTTCCCGTAGCCGATTATCGCAATAACCACAAAGCAAAATGGAACCCGGCTCATGGTGCATGATGGTTAGTTCGTGATAGTGGTAATCGCTATGAGCGTACTGGCAATTTCCTCCTCCGTAATTCAGCAACCAATAATCAAGCCCGCTAATACCACCAGCAGAAGTCAGGACCTTTTTATTCAAAAAGAAGCTTCTCAGCTGCTTGTTTTCAGCAAGTGGCTGCCTGGCATCGGGAACACGGCCTGTTTGGTATTCGCGCATGCTTTCTGGCTGGCGCTCGATCAACACTCTTCCTGGGGTGAACAACCCCATCAGCTCTTTGCCAGGTTTCAACAGAACGACACCCAGCTCCCGAGCAATCACAGGTTGAAGAAGCGCACGCATCACTCGCTCTCCCTGATAATAATTTGCCCGTTCTCGCCCCAGAGCTTTGTTATCCTTGAATCCCAGATATGCGTGTCGTCTTCGAAGAGCGCATCCATCAAAGACTTCATCAGGTTATCAAGATCGGGCTTAAACTGATGGGGCTTCCCGTTCATCTCTGCGCGCTTTTTCTTGCTCCAGCTCTTTGGCATTGGAAGAACGAAGGTTACGTGTGAATTTGATTCAGGCATACAAACGCCCAAGAGCCGGAGTTGATCGCAAAAGGCCCGGTAACGCATAACTTCAGGGCGCTTCTTCCATTTGTCGGCACGCGTCATGCGCGGCTTACCCATCGGGAGGATGTTGTAGACTGTCACGATCACCCCCATGCCCGGGAACGCATGCTTTGCGCGGTCCTGGGTGAGGACTTTTGCTGGGGTAGTAATGCGCTGACTATCCAAAGACGAGGATCAATATCGAGGCTTTTCTCGACCTGAACGCCTTTAGACTTATAGCGTGCTACCAGCTCATTGGCTTCCTCGGTTGTCAGTCCGGTGTGAGTGAACCAGCTTTTCTTCATGCCGCCTCCTGCAGTTGCAGAGGCAAAAGAAAATCGCTGGCCTTTTGAGGGGTCAGTAAGGATTTATTCTGTTTGTGTATTTGCGCCATGGTATCTCTCCAGTGGCGCAGCAGGTTTAGGGTGTTCAGGCCTAGGTTAAAATTATAACAAATTTTTTAAATCAAAAACAATCTAACGATTTTTATCATAAAGTTTTAATTGAAGGACAAGATTTATATTAAGGTGGCCACACACATCGAAATGATCGCAAGAAGGTTAACTTGCACTCAATAACCACGACTTCATTTTTTTGTGATTTTTTCAGCTAAACCCGCAATCGCCTCTATACCATCAAACATTGAAGGAATATTATTTTCATTTGTCTGAATGGGACTAAAGATCAGTGAATCGAAAATCTCTAAGACTTTATCGATATTGACATTATTCTTCTTGCGATATTCCACGTAACCATCAATAAATGAGCAAAGGCTTAAGCGTAAATCAATCTGAACTAACTGCGTCCTGATTGATTTCGCTTCTAAATATGAAAGCCTGAAGAAATAAATCAAAGCCATTTCAATTGTTAAAAATGGCAATGCCAGAAACAAAACCGTCAAATCCTTTGGAAATATTGCAGGAGTAACAAGATGAAGAACCGTAATTATAACTGGAACGATGAATATACATCCAAATAAATTCTTATAATTAACCTCTATATTTCTTAGTTCTAATTCCTTTTTTTCTTTTATTTTATTGAAGCCAGAACTTAAGCCTACGAAATTATATTCTGATTTCAAATCTTGTACTCGACCTTCTAGCTCTTTTATTTCGATCAAAGACTCCGCTATATTTTTTAATGATGCATCAACGGATTCCTTGTTAATCCTTATCTCATTTTTGATGGAGGAAAAGTTATCATTAATGTTTTTTATCGCTTCAGCCTCCTTTAGATCTATCTCATTAAGATTCTCGACTTTTAAAGTCGTAACCTCTTCAATAAAGGACTCCTTTTTTTCTTGGATATTTTTAATCAACCCCTTGGCTTCAGAAAAGTTTTGACTTTTTAATAACCATTGAACCAACGCGACTGCTAAGTTTTCACGAATATATTTGAACTGTGTAGTTTTATCCTCGAGGTTTTCATATCTATTTTCCAGAAGGGTCAAAAACTCGTCTGATACTATTCCCTCGCCACGTAATTTACCTGTCCAAAAGTGCAACTCATAGAGAACTCGGATAAGGTCTGATAAAAACTGAATTTTATCTTTGGCATACATATCTGCATTGAATTTGACGTAGTCAGAGATATACTCTTGGTTAAATTGTGTATTATCATCTAAAAACTTTCGCTCATTTGTGAAATGACTATAAAAAGTCATCCAAGCCGTTAAGACTGCGGTGTTGAGAAAATCTTCTTCAGAGTCCATAATTTTTTTAGAGAAAAGTTGATTGTTTTCATAATCTGTCAAATCTCTTCTTACAATCGAATTAAGGATGTTGATATTAGAAACAACATTCTCATCTAAATATAAGCCCATCTAAAAACTCCTTTTATCAAAAGTAAAATCGTCATTAAAAATTAATATTACAGAATTATTGTAAAATTCTCTGGTGGAATTATACACTTATTAAGCACAATTCTGCTGAAATTTATCTAATTAACTCTTCGACTGAGACCGAGATCATACTCATCTTTGAAACTCGATAACCGGCCCGCTCAAGCATCTGCGTAAAGAGTGTCGGTGTACCTACCACCTCATCATCCTGTAACGGCATGAAGGATACTTCCTCACCACGTCTGTACATTAGCGCTCGTTCACTCTCAGGAAATGTGTGCAGTCTTGCAACGATAACCCCATCGTTGCATCTGATAACCGCATAGCCATTGTTTGGTAATTCTTCTTTTTGCTTCACCAATCTCCCCTCCAAACTGGAAAATTTTGGCATGCTGTATCAATGAAACCAGTCGTCTGCACTTTCCCAGGTCTGCTGGAGGATTTCCTCAACCTTCTTCTTAGCTTCTTTTTCGCCACCGTAAACACTTAACCCATCGGAACCTGAGCGACGCACAATCAGACTGCACTCATCGAACTGACTCTGGAGCCGTTTTAATAATTCTCTCTCAAGTGCCGGGACTGCACCCTCTGGAAGTTCTTTAGTACGATCAATGGTTAATTCAACTATCATGGTAACCTCCACTGCATATACTGTTTATTTATACAGTATACCTGTGAGGTAAAATGATCAATGGTTTGAGAGCACAAATTGTAAATTTAATGTCTGCAAACCAAATAAAAAAACCTCGTTAATTTATTGATAAATAAGTTTTTTTTCAAAATACCATCATCTAAAACTGTCATCAACCCCGCAAATTTATGCTTACCCAACCGTCAGGCAAATGCTGGGCCTTTGCGTTACCGCAAAAGGACGTACCGTTTCAGCAATTTCTCTCTTCCGGACGCGGATACACGTTTGCATTGATATTAAAGATATGAACTGTTAACCCTCCCCTAAAAGTTACTGCAATCCCTCCAGTTAGTTAAGAGCTCCAATTCTTTCGTGGTTAAGTTCATCGACCAAGGCCAGCACAACAATCGGAGCTGTCAGTGCGCCTAAATAAATGCGAATCTAGTTTTAGTGAATATAAAAACATTTTCTCCACTAGTTTTGGTAGTTTCTTTTTTTATTCACTCGCTTGGTTTGACAAGTAAATGAACGAGGCGTACATTCGGAAAATACTGTATATAAATACAGTTATTTTATAATTTATCCCGTCAAAGAGGTATTTTTATGTCTGATACAATTACTGTTGTTGGTGCTCCAAATGGATATCAGCCGCCAGGCTATGGTGGCGGTTTATCTGATCCATCTATGCCAAATAGTTCACCAAATGCCGGTCAGATTTTTCTCATGGTCACTTTGCCTTATTATCAATCTCCAAAGATGTGCCAAAGTGCAATGGCCTGGCTGGCTGATTATGTGAAAAAACATGGCACATCAGATCCCCTTACTGTTCAGGTAGTCACCCGAAATATTGGTTTTTACTTGAATGCGGATACTAATCTTTGTAAGAATCCAAAATTAAATGTTTGGGAGGCATACCACAGCGAAATGACAAAGGTTAGTCCTCCCCCTGCTAAGTATGACTATAAATCCATGAGTTTAAAGCAAATGAGTGGTAATGTCGTGACACCAGCTGCTGCATTTGGCCATTTCTTATGGGGGAACGGTGAGCCTCGATACGTGAATCTCCCCGATGTAGGTTTAAAAGTGACACCTCAAGAGATCCCTGAGCTTATGAAAATTGTGAACAGCGGTGTATCAGGAACATTTCCTATATCAATGAAATTCACACGCGACACATCTATTGATGGTGTCATTCCAGCAGCCTATTTAGGTAATATAACCCTACGTACTGAAGGTAGTCTTGATATTAAAGCAAATGGAACATGGTCTTACAATGGTGTTATTCGAGCCTATGATGACGTGTTTGATTTTAACTTAGGCAATTTCAGAGGACCTATTGCAGAATCATTGACATTCCTAGGTAGCCAGTTCGAAGGGAAACCATATACTATTGCCATGCCGGGAGAAATCCCGATTAATGGCTCTGGGAAACGCTAACTTAAAAAGGCCGGAAAACCGGCCTATATTTCATTTATCGATAGAGTATTCAATACTTCCATTACTACAAGTATAAATACCTATCATATTTAAATTTTCTTTAATTCCTTTAGCAACGAAAGGCACTGATATAGTTTTGTTCGTTACGTCTTGATTTCGTCCGATCTCACCCCATTCAATTGCTGGATCAGTGGAACCTAAAGCCTCAAGTTCAAATGGTGAGTTTGGGATACCTGCCAGGAAATTCGCTTGAATTTCCTTTTTGATCATTTCATCTGTTACACCTGAGCATAATAACTGTTTGGACGAAGTTTTAGTTATAATAAAAGCCGCAATAACTGCAATTATTATTAAAACAACTGTTACCTTAAAAAATCTCATCAACAATCCTCTGTAAATGATAACCTATTCCCGGAAGGATACTAATTACATTCATTCAAACATCTAAAATATGTATCTTCCCTCACCTTAACTCACCTTTATAGACTGTATTACTTGATTCCGACACTACTAATAATTATAGAGCATTGTCTATATAAACTTCGCGTCATAGACAACGCCCTTCTTAAGGTCATGCGCGCAGATCGCGGGAAATGCCGTATCGGCCTTAACGGATAAGATCACCACGCAGTACTGCACTACGGATATATTTCTATGCTTTGGTGCGATAGAGACTGAACATCGCAAAGACTCCTTTGGTCATGATATGGCAATGCTCTTTCATTAACTCAATGATCCTGGGAATGATTTGAGCGCGCTCACTTTGTGTTGTTTGGTTTCGGCATCGGTTACGCCCTCCCCGTCTGGCGCAGGCAATCTTTACGACGTTTGGCGATACGGGCAACCTCAACAGCACTAACAGCTATGCCAAACATTTCTGAATATACCGCAGCAGCTCTACCCCACAGCCCCTTTTACTCAAGTGCCTTCGCTTTCTACTCAGCAGCCTGCATCCTAACAGGATCACTTTTGTCCACCATGCACAGAAGGATAACGTCTGGAATATTCGCGTGTGGTACAGTCCTGTATGTGTACTGAAGGCTGTCACGTGATCGATTGATCACGCATTCGTCACTGAGCTCGCGCAGCAACCTGCCAGCTGTGCCGCCAGCCAAATCCAGCGCTTCGGATACACCGCCAACGGCGCAGTTCGGTTGATAGCGCACAAATACCGCCACCTTCTCTTTTTGTGTTAATGCTTTGGTCATTGGTCAATACTCGATTAGTCCGTTAAACCTGCCGCTTTGCGGCGTTTGTATTCTTTCATCAGCAGCTGTGCCGGAGTTGGTCCTGCCGGATGCTGCGGTGCTGCTAGCTGTCGACGGATTGGTGGAACTGAAAGCCCGTTGCTTACATGCTTCGTCCATTTGGTTAATAACTTCTCTGCCAGTTTTTTTAGTTCCCCCTCGGTCATCTGACGCTCAACACCGGTTCTGCGCATTTCGATGCAGATGTGATAGAGCACCGGCTGGGGCCAGGGGTATTTGTCACTACCCGAAAAACGATACGACTCGTTACGCCAGCGACGGTATTCACTCATCACCCGGTCAGATGTCAGCCCGAACAGATTGGCGCCACTCTCTGAAACCAGCGAAACGAACTCAGCAAGATCCGGGGGCCATGTATTACCTACTGCGCAACGGTCCATGCATTGCTGACAAACCAGTTTGATCTGGTTCTCAGTCATCGAACCTATCTGAGCTATCCACAGGGCCGTGGGTTCTGCCCCATTCTTCTGCGTCCAGCGGTTCGAGAAGATTTCCCCCATCACCTGCCATAACCGCCACGCTGTCTCCGTCGCCATCAAGTCCGTTCCGGCGTCGCCAATCTGCGTGTGCTGACTGTATTTGCTGGACAGCTCGGGATGCTGCTGGCTGTGGTCGAACTGATGCATTCTCGGTACCTCCCTTTTGTGGTGCTTTCAGAACCTTTGCGCGATCCAGGTGACGAGCGAACTTCTGCTCCCACTGAATTTGATGAAACACTTTCCCTTCGGCTTGCCAGTATGCGATGAAGCTGCTCAGCTCGGCTTCGATATTTATGCCCGCCTTGATCGGCATGCCCCACAGATTTGCCTGTCGAGCAAAGTCGGCTGTTGGATTCCAGTTTTTAAACATCCGGAATTTGCCTAATGGCTGCTGTTGCCCATTTCCGATACCAGGTTGATCCGGATAATCAGGAATGACAGGTTCGACCAGTTCTCTATGTGTGGGGGTTAGATCTTTATGGTTCCTTGGTAGATTCCGTGTCCCGTTTTTGGGACTGTTTAAAGGGAAAAACGGTACTCTTTGGTTAAAATATGAACTGTTAACAATCCCGTTTTTGGCACCCTTATCACCTGAAATAGTCCCGTTAATGGCACTGTTTGTATTAACAGTTCCGTTTTCGGTACGGTTCAAATTAACCGTCCCGTTTTTGGGATCCTTTAAAGAGTTCCGGTTTTGGGTCTGTTCGGCATCGGGGATGCTTTCCTCAACACCGACCAGCTTGTACACAGGAATTTGCTTTGTCCTGCCGCGCCGTTCACCTGTATCGACAACCAGGCCGATTTCCTGCAGATGCTGCAAGCCTGCAAGTACCGTCTTTCTATCCATCTCTGTAGCCTCTGCAAGCGCAGCGACGGATGGGTAAGCGCACAAGTCAGCGCCGCACATATCAGCCAGCCAGGTTAGGATCGCCTTACTGGAGGATTTTCCGGTCTTAACTTTCTTGGCCCACCGCATTGCATCAATGCTCATGAAGCCTCCGGGTTGAATTCATTGGTCAAAACTCGATTAAAAAAATTGCGGCGCTACGGCGCTGATACTCGCCAGTAATGGTCCCGCCGCATCAGCAGGTAACATGTTGAATAAAGCGATTGCCGCTTCGCGGATCTCTTTCTCAAGCTTTTGTAGCGGTGCGCCTAGCAATTTCGCATGGTGCGCCTCGCTGCATTCTTTGATTGAGCTCGCCACCAGCTCGGCTTCCGTTCTGGCATCACTCAAGCCATGCTTTCTTGCAAGCTCAATGGGCATAGCGGCGACAATTGCCCCCGACAGCTGCATGACGTAAGCGGTGTATTTTTCCGAGCCACCTTCGTTTTTCAGATATCGGAATAAATTCTGCTTATTGACCGCGATACCGCGGCCTCCTTCCTTCGCCCACTGCTCAGCCACCATCTGAGCGATTTTCTCCTGCGCCTGGCCGGGCAAAGTGGATTCCCACTCCCGAACTGCAACTTGTATTGAACGGTGCTTAAAGCTATCTCGCCGATGCGCCATAAATTGATTTTGAGTTTTCAGCGGTCCGGCCAGGCGTTGGTTATGATGTTGATATGTAGCTGACTGCATGATTAAGCCTCCTTCTGAGGTAAACCATCTTTTGGATTGGGATAAAGATCAGGACGTAATTCATTAGGAGTAACTTGCCAATCGACGGCCTTACTCACTTTGAGCACCAGCTCTCCGGGAATTTTGTTTTTAAACCAGCCGTTTACAGTTTGGGCTCTCCTTCTCATCCGGCGTCCTAGCTCAGCCTGACTGCAAATCGATAAGAGCTTTTTTTGAATTGATGTCTTCATCAGTTTTTCTCAGTAGTTAACGATGAGTGACAATAAAACAAATTAAATCGATATCGTCAAATTATTTCGATAGTAAGAGCTACAGAAAAAATCTGTATAATTGCTAATAACTAGATGAATTGGATGAAGAGATGAACTTCGGTAAGAGATTGCAAAAGGCGTTAAAAGATCTCGAAATATCACAATCTGAGCTGGCACGCAGACTGGGAGTCAAGGCTCAATCTGTAAATGGCTGGTGCAATTCTGACATTTTACCCAGATCTGAAATACTGAATCTTCTTCCCGCTGCGACTGGATATCCACTCTCATGGTTCTTTATGGAGGATGGTGAGACCCTCGAAGAGCACGATCCTTGGGCACCAAAACCAAAAGTTAAGCCGTCAACAGAACTTCAAGAAAGACTTCTGGAAGCATTCGAACAATTGCCAACAGATGATGAAAAAGAACGAATTATCAAGATAATAGACCTTAGACTTGAAGAGCTCGATAATTTTGCAAAGACTTATCTGCAGAAACGCAATCTGATCCCGCCAACCAAATAGCCTTTCTTTTAATTCACTCTCTTGTGCTCGGGTCATCAATGACCCTAGGTTTTTCTCGCCCCAAGCTATCGATTTAATTTGACACATATCGATTGTATTGATAATAATATCTCTATCGCAACGAGTCATCGAGGCAGGACGCCCACGAAGTAGCTGCCGGCGGCATACGAAACACCGGATGAGATGGCAAGACAATCGCGCAGCAGGTTTACCGTTCCGCCAGCCTGGCGTTAAAGGCACACAGGAGTTAACCATGATCGATTTCGCACGCAAAAAAGCTGGCTGCCAAGCCGTTCGCTTAAATCTGTTTGAAGTATTGGTTCGTAAGCTTTGCTACTTACTGGCCCAAAAAGGCAATCCAGAGCTAAAAGCATGAGCTCGTTCTTTGCCCTGATCGTTACCGTCTGTGCCCTCACCGGGGAATGCTCAGACATCATGCTCGGTGTATACAAAACCGAATCTGGCTGTGATGCAGCTGCCAAAGAGCAGCACATTGAAGGAGAGTGTTACCCATATAAACCGGCTGGAGACCAACAGCCTGCTTTCAAGTTTTAATCGAGTTATGACCAATGGCTGTTACCAGCCCCTAAAAGCACAAAACCCGCGCAAGGCGGGTTAAGTACCCGGTCAGCCGACCAAAGCTTTCCGGAATCGAGTTTTGACCAATGACCACTACCCAAGGCGGCAATCACTAGCTGCGGGTATCTTACAACCAAAATTAAGGACCCGATATGGAATTCTTTCATTCAATCAAGGCAACACAGAAATCCGGCAAAGAAGATGCCGTTATCTGGTTCACGGCTAAATCAGAAGCGCGAGCCAATTTGTAGCTGGATGTAGAGCTGGAAGATGCTGGCATTGAAACCGGCCGGGGCAAGGATTATAACAAGCCTGTCCGTACCGATTTCCCTGTTTACAACGACCTGCCGGAAGAAAGCACAGTGGATTACACCTGGTGCAAACGCTACGAACTGCAGGACGATGGACGCACCTGGCTGCCAAAGGCTGGTGATGAGTCGACGGGACCCGTGGACAACTCTGCCGCACCGGAAACCACCGTTAAAGTCGAAACTACCGTCGAGACTGTCCCTCTTGAAAACCGCACTCCAGCGGTTCGTTATGCCGTCCACCTGACCAGCGACAAATACCAGTCACATATCACTAAAGAGCAGCAGCTGGCTGCCAGCGAAATGTCACTGGATGAAGGCAACACCTATCTTCAGAAACTGCTGCTGGCGAAGAACGACATCCCTGAATTTACCGAACTCAGCCTGAACGCTGAGTGGAAACTCGTTCAGGCGATTAAGCAGGTATTCGCGCCAGATGAAGTTCACGAAACAGAAAATATCGCTGCATTCATGGCTGACTGGGCTAAAGCAGATGCCAGCGATCGCAACCAATTAGTCGAAGCCTGGCGTAGCGGCAAATTTACCCATGTGAAATCTGAAAGCACCAGTGACACCGGTGTTATAGCAGATCAGGGTCTTAAACCTGATAACGGTATCCAGATTGACGAGAATGATGACGAAACCACACGTTATCCTGTCGTTCGCATGCCCTTCCGCAAGCAGCTACTCGCCCAGTTCACCTCCGACGAACTGCGCCACCACATTACACGCGATGAATACGAAGGTATCAGCGCGCTGGAGATGGACACTGACAATAGCTATGTCCAGAACCTGCTGCTGGCGGCAGAAAACTGCGAACAGGTTAAGGGTTACGACACCAAAGACCTGTGGCGCTATAACGACGCCATTCGCAAAGTTTTCAGCCAGGAAAAGCGTCACGAACTCGCTTTGGTTCTCCGATTCACCAGAATCTGGGCGGCGACTGATTACATTGACCGCGGCCTGCTGGTAAAAGAATGGGCCAAAGGCAATCACATTACAGAAATACAGCGTACTGAAAGCGGTACGAATGCTGGCGGAGGCAACAAGACCGACAGAAACCCTGACCTTAAACATGATCTAGACACTCTCGATTTAGAGATTGCGCTGGCCACGTTACCAATGGATTTCAACATTTATGATATCCCTGGTGGTGTTTTCCGTCGGGCAAAAGAGATCGTGAGTACAAAAGAAAGTCCATTCAAAGAATGGTCTAAAGCTCTTCGTGCAACTCCGGGAGTTTTGGATTACTCGCGTGCAGCTATCTTTGCACTTATCCGCAGCGCTCACCCAGAGCATTACCTGTATCCGGCACGTCTCAGCGGATTCATTAACGCGAACCTGACTGAAAGCGAACATTCTGCTCCATCAGACGAAACTCTTGCGGCTGCGCGCCATAACCCTGAGGTGAGCTGGACAAACGAGATAGTGATTGATTCTGCTTTTGAAACTGGCGGCCAGACTGAAGGTGCACAAGACGACGGCGCCACGCTGCCGGTTCTCGAAAAAGTTGGTAATGGTCTTTTTTCTATTGAAGGGCTGGCCACCAGCAACGCTGTAATCGACCAACAAAATACCGCGGCGGAGTACGTTGATAATGTGCAGATGGAAGAA